GCTATAGAACGTCGACACTACAACAGGAGCCTTCTTCTCCGTCACGTCCATCACGCAGTAAGCAGAGTAGTCTCCGCTCGGTGACCCCGACGCAACGTCAACGCCCATGCTGTATACGTGGTACGGAATAGGCCCGTCGCTCTTGTACTCACGACGCCCCGCATTTGCGATCGCATGAGGGAAGATGACAGGGAAGAACCGCTCTCCAGAGGTGATGAAGGCGTGCTCCGCGTCAAGCGGGTACTCCTGGAGGAAGATGTTCCAGTTCGCAGCGCACTTGGTCTGATACGTCCGGTGAGCCCAGTTGTACTGCTCAGGAGTAAGCTCGTACTTCTCTGCGTACTTCTTAACCTTCGGGATAGCAGACTTGGGCTTCGCGCCAGTGATGTAGTGAGGGTCCTTGGTCCATCCATAGAACACCTTGGTGAATCCGCTCTCCTCTATCCACATGCGGTGAGCGTCATTAATTCCGTTGGCCGTGGTCTCCAGCACAATCTCAGCGCCAGGGCCAGCGGTCTGGAAAGCAGCAGCGATGGTCCTGTCTACGTCGTTCCAGAACGCAAACTCAGAGCAGTGAAGCGCCTGGTAGGTCGTGCCACGGAAGCTGTCAGAGTTCGCCGTGGCGACCCGGATAAGGCCGCCGTGAAAGAACACTAGCTCTCTGACGTTGGACTTCTCGGTCTTGAACTTCAGGAAAGACGGCAGGAACTCATACGCACGCTTGTAGATCTCAAAGATGACGTGCGCGCTCTCCGCGCTGTGGGCGATGACGCACACCCTGAAGTTGGGGATGAACAGCGCCTTCCACAGGTTCCGCATGGCGATGGCTGTCGTCATCCCAAGCTGACGAGCCTTGAGGATGTAGACCCAGCGGTATCCTTCTACTGACTCGTAGAACTCTGCCTGGGCAGGCTTGGGGTCAAACCGTACCGTGTGACCGCGCTTGTCTACGATCGCAAGGTGCTGGCAGAAGACATCAAAGCTCTTGGCACACGCCGCAATCTTCCGCGCGTCTGAGTCAGACGGCATCAGTGGACGCTATCGGCGTCGTCCCGCCTGTCATTGCTGGACAGAATCTGACGGATGTCCTCAGTGCTCAGGTCACTGCCCTTAAGGGCCTCGGTCTTCGCCTTGACGTAGTCGATGTCAGCCTGGAGCTTCTCGATGGCAAGAGCGTCAATACGACGCTTGCTCTCAGAGGACATCCTGGCCGTCTTCATGAACGCAGGGCGAGTGCGCTCAAGAATCCAGGCGGCAGCGCGCCAGTCCTTCTGGCCGTGGAACTTCACCTGCTCCACCAACTGAATCGTGCCCTCACCCTCAGCCTTGGCGAACTCTACGGCAAAGTCGAGCTTGTTCTCGTCCTTGAGCCACTTGAGGAGGGTGGCCGTCGAGATGCCCACCTTCTTGCACACCGACTCTCGTGTATGGCCCGCCTTCATCCCCTTGAGGATGGTATTGCGGGACCACTCGCAGTACTTCGTAGCCATTAGATCTTCCTCCTGCCAACGAAGCGCCGAAGGACCGCCTTCCGCTCCTTTGGCGGCGTGGCTTCAGCCAGGCACTTGTGGAATACCGTGATGAAGTCGGTGATGTCGTAGCCGAACTTCACCTCGTCGAACCTGTGTGACTTGTTGTTCGTCGGGTTCGCCTCAAGCCTGCGGCTCATCTCCAGCAACGCCTTCCGACAGGACAGGTGCTTCGGATGAAGGGCGCTGTCGCTGTAAGGAGCCAGCTTTATCAGCGCATCCTGCACAAACCCCAGCGCGATAGAGCGAGTGGTCTTGGCGTTGAGGTGCTCGTCCATCCCCATGGGATTGTAGAAGAGCATGTCGAGACTCTTCTTTATCTCACCAAGGGCCTCCGCCAGCATCCCCTCGACGATGTCCTTCGGGAAGATGGGCGAGAGGACGCCACCAGCGTCAGCGATGCTCATGCGCCGTACCGCTTCAGCATGTTGACGACACCGAGGATACCAATGACGCGCTCCTGCTGGCGAAGGTGCTGCATGATCGCAATCAGCAGCTTTCCGTCGTCTCCGATGTAGTCCACCAGGCGATTGGCGAACTCAACCACCTCGCGAGGAGCCTCGCCCTGGGTGAGCTTGAGCACCTCAGCGGGACGACCCACCTTCTTCTTCGACTCCTCCTTCTTCGCAGGAGCCTTCTTCTCCGGGGCAGTCTTCGTCGTGGTCTTCTTGGTGGCCATATAGCCTAATCTCCTTGGGCTTGGGCAAGCGCCCTAGCTCTGCCGAGAACGATACGTGCGAACAGTCGCGATCTTCTATAGCACTCATTACCGCTATTCCAATGACACAGGGCTAAGGCCCAGTCTCCATACTTTGTACGGTATCTTCTCAGAGCAGACAAGCCCGCAGCCAACAAATCGCACCCCCGCTCCCTACGGGAAGGGCAGTGGTACTTCGGCAGAATCTGCAACGGCCCCACAGCGCCCCTGCTGCTCCTCGCCTCTGGGCTGAAACGAGACTCGGTGTACGACAACGCGATAGAAATGTGGGTCGGGAGACCTCCCTCCCTGGCCTCCAGACCCACCCTCATACATGTTCTGAATGCGCGCTCCAGGGGTGGTGCGGGTTTCCAGGACATCGCATGAATGCACAGCAGACTAACAGCTATCCAACCACTCACTTCAGGTCTTCTTCCTTGATAGCCTGCCTAAACTCCGTAGGGCCCTCGACGAAATCAGTCGTCACCTGCACACGAGGCTTACCACCCCTGTCCTTCGGTGCCCCGTTCTTCTTCCTCAGCATCCTCTGTACCAATCCTACCGCTTCTGTGGTCACAGAACCGCTCCCAATACCCAAAATAAGCCCCATTGTGGGCATTTCAGGCAGCATCATCCATCCAAACCCAGCGCCGGAAATCACCGAAACTACACGCAAAATCGTGCCTCTCCACCACGGTTTGTCCCCTGTTCGCTCGATTACGCCCTGTTGAATCGCCTTTTTCAAGGTCTCAGTGATAGACCCAGCAGCTAAGGCGCTGATCACAATGACCATTGCCACTCCCTCCCAGGTCAATCCCTCAATCACACGACCTTCCTCCTGGCGTATTCGGCGATAAGCATAGCATCTGCGGTAGCATGGACTACCTTCTCTTCTGGAAACAACCTCTGGGCCGCAGCCTTGGTCACCTTCTTGTCCCCTTTGGACATGCACCCCATGGTCTTCTGCCACATACCAGGCGTCGTTGTCTCGAACCTTATGCGGTGACACACCAGCAGCGCACGGCAGAACCCATAGGACGTCCCAAACTTGAAGGTGGACGACACACCCTGCCTCGGCATCGCGTTCACCTTCTCCAGGATTGCGAACGTCACGTCACTGGCGTACTCGGCAATAAACTCGCTGACGTCGTGCTCCGTCTCGGAGAGACGGATGCAGTCAACAATCCTGCCTTTGTAGTCCAACACCACCACAGCCCCGGAGTAGCCGGGGTCAATTCCCATGAAGAAGCTCATCGTATGTCCTCAAACCGCATGTGTTGTCCGTTCCATCGGATGTCAGTCACCGTCAAATCCCGCTGAGGGCCATGGCGGAACTTGTCCATCCCCAACTCAGCAGCGCCACGGCTCGCGTCAGACGACACCTTGTGCGGCAACCACGGGACAAGAGCCAAATCGCAATCGTCCTCGATCGACCCTGAGCCCTTCGCGTGCAGCACCTTCGGCCTCTTCTGGTCACGCTTGGCAGCGAGGGTGGGCTGAGAGAGAACCACGGTGGTGCAGTCCATCTCTACAGCCAGGTGCTTCAAGCCCTTGGAATTAGTAGCGATGTCCTCCTCAGCCGTAGCGTCCCGCCTCGCGCTGCTCTTCATCAACTGAAGGTAGTCGACGATGACAAGGCCAAGACGGCCATGCTCTGCGCGCATCTGCCGCGCAACTCGCCGTATCTCGCCAACAGAGCCATACCGGCTGTCAATCACCTTGATAGGCAGAGGCTTGACGACGTTAGCCCCATGGAAGAACCGAGTGAACTCATCGCCGCTGAGACCAGGACGGTCGTGGATATGAACAGGAACGCCGCTCTCAGCAGCAATCATGCGCCCATACACCTCCCCAGGCTGCATCTCCAATGAGCATATGAGCACAGGATGGCCAGCCTTCGCAGCAGACAACGCCATGTTGTTCACAGCTAACGCGCTCTTGCCATGACCAGCAGCAGACAGAATCACAACCTGCCAGCCTGTCTTCAATCCACCCCCCAAGTGATCGTCCAATGAACGCAAACCTGTCGTCACTCGAGTCTCTACTAACTCACCGCTCTGAACCTTCTGGACGTAGTCAACGTAGTCAGTCACCCCAGAATTAGCGCCTAAGCCCTCTTGGGACCGCAGGTGGGACTCCACCTTGCCTAGATGGTCGCGGGCTTGAGAGAGAGCCTCAGAGGCCCCTGTAGAGCCCAAACCTGACTGAGTCATCAACATGCCAACGTCTACAATCGACCTCTTGGCTGCGAACTCAATGACACGCTTGATGTAGTCGTCGATGTTCGACGAGTACCCAGAACGGTCGAGACAATCACCCAAGGCGCGATAACCACCCGACTGCTCCCACAAACCACGGCGCTTCAGTTCTTCTCGGACTGTCACTTCATCAATAGGA